GCTTCGGGACGTGCTAACAAGCTACAAAGTAAGCTAGACAAGCAAAACGTTGAACAGCAAGCACCGGCAGCAGCAGCCAAGCCAACCAGCGAACAGCTATTAGAAGCTATGGCAAGCAGCGAAAAACGCGACAAGCTAGGCGAAGACTTCCCAGAATTCGTAGCAGTATTCGAAGAAATGGACCGGTCGGTAAGTAATTCCGTAGGCACCGCAATGGACGGACTACGCGAAGACTTGATGAACGAAGCTAGAAATATCAATTCGTCCGCTATGAGCGAATACGAAATTAAACGAAATCTTGACAATAAACATCCTGGATGGGAGAATACCGTTCAAGATGTTGATTTTAAGACCTGGGCTTACGAAGGTGGACCCAGTGAACAAGAGCGATTATACTACGAGAGTTTAATCACGCAAGCAGCGCAAGCAGCGCCGGAGCAATCCGCCGAAATGTATGACAATGCTAACGCGTATTTTAATTCGATGTTAGATAATCACCCTGTATGGGCTAATGCAAAAGGTAATTTATACGGAGACCCGTCAGGGGATGCGGCTATATCACTTTTAGACCTATACAAAGATAGTAAACCGGCTGACCCTGTTCCTGCTCCTGCAGCGCAAGTGCCAGCACCAGCGCCAAGTGACACACGATTCGAAGACGGTCTAACGCCTACACATGGCAAAGGTCGTCAGGCCCCGACGCAAGACGCCGCGGACGTTGAGAAAGCATTTAGCGAAGGGTTTAATAGCTAACCTTAATAGCTATTATATCAGCGCAATAGCCCTGAGAGAGTTAACGATAAACGGTTTTAGCCCTTTATTGAAAAGATGACTTATAGTAATGTTACTATAAATCGAATTTATAATTTAATTTGGAGTAAAACCTCATGGGTATTGTTTCGTATGATGTGAACACCCCGCGTATCGCAAAAACAAAAGGGGAGATTTTAAAACATGCTGTACCTCGCATGGTCCTGTCTATCACTGGTCGTCAGCATAAGATAGGCAAAAACATGTCGGATACTGTTGTTTTCCGTCGTTGGTTACCGTTCGGTGGTGCTACCACTGATTCGACTACGATCAACAACTGGGTAGTAGACCCTAACACGCATTTGACTACAGACGGTGTAACCCCTGTAGCAGATACAATCACGCCGCAAGATATCACGGTGCAAATTAACCAGTATAGCTGTCTGTATGCATATACCGACAAAACTGCTGAGTTGTACGAGGATGATATTCCTAAGCCAATGATGAAACAAGCCGGTCAACGTATGGGCTTAGTTAAAGAATTAGTTTCTTACGGTATCTTAAAAGCTAGCACAAACAAGTTTTATGCTGGTGGTACTTCTCGTGCAACTGTTGACGCTACGGTAACGTTAAATCGTTTACGTAATATCACTCGTTCTTTGGAAGCGAACCGCGCTGATCAAATTACTGAAGTGTTAAAAGCGTCAGAAAATTATAATACTTCACCTGTTGAATCGGGTTTCTTAGTATTTGTTGATACTGATATGGCGCATGATATACGCGAAATTGAAGGTTTCACCAAAGCTGCAGAATACGGCGAAATAGGCATGAAAGCGCATCCTCGTGAATTAGGCGCAGTTGATGAATATCGTTTCATCACTTCACCTGAATTGGGACCAGCTTTAGCAAGTGGTGCCGCTGTCGGTACGACTGGCTTAGTTTCTGCCGCGTCTGTTAACGTTGATGTATACTTTATGATCATCGTTGCTGAAGACGCTTGGGGCGATGTAGCCTTACGTGGTTTAGATGGTTTTAGTTTGACTCACTTGCCTCACAACAAGAAAGACAAACAAGATCCACTAGGTCAACGTGGTTATATTGGTGGTAAATTCTGGTGTGCTCCATTCATGCAAAATGATGGCTGGGCTGCAGTACTAGAATGTGGTGCTACTGCTTTAGGTGATAGCTAGAATTAGTTAGAGTCTCGTAAGAGGCTCTACGCTTTTCGCGTATTAATAGGATAATATTGTTATGAATAACAACAACCATTCAGGTACTATGAGCTTCACTAAAACTGTTGCTGTAGCTGGTACCACTTCGACGGTTACTACGTCTAACGCTACTGACTTTATCATTAATGGTAAGTTCGGTACTCAGTTAGCCGCATTAACTAACCAAGCGACCCCGACTACCGATTTATTAACCGGTGCGGCGTTCCCTGCTTTAGCAGCGAATGAAGGTGTTGCAATCGTATTAGGAACTACCATTGCTGGTGGTACTACTGTAGTAGCAGTTCAAGGCGATATCCAAGCTTTAGACTCAACTAGTGGCGAATTTATTGTAGCGCCGCATTTTGCTTCAGTACCCAAAGAAATGTGTCCGTTTGCGTATATTATTATACAAAACGGCAGTACAGGTAGTGCATGGACTTTCGGCACGACTTCATTCGGCGCAACAGGTATCACAGATACTTTCGTCGATATTGGTCAAATGCCTGACCGTCCACAAGAATCGTAGGATTCTAACGTAGACAAAAGCCATGCATTTAGGTGCGTGGCTTTTTTGTTTATTATCTTCGCGGTTTAGTGTTATACTATAAGCCCAATTCCTCTTAGGCTAATAATAGTTTAAGGGTAGAACTTCCAACAAAAGGAAATGAAGACCATGGCTAAGACAACTCAACGAACTAGAAAAATTCAAGTAACGGATACCTTAACTTTAGGTGCTAACGCTGTAGTACGTAAAAAACAAGGTAACGACTACGCGGTATTAATACCGGATCAAACTACGAAAGTATTAACTACTACTAAAGCCGTATTAGCTTCAGAGAGTGGTACAAGGTTCATCCTTAATACAGCGACGGCTTTCGTGTCAACATTACCTGAACCCGTAGAAGGTATGGAATATACTTTCATTATCGGCGCAACGGCACCGACTACGACCCATACAATCGTAACCAATGGCAGCGCTAATATTATCGTAGGTAATATTACATCGCCTGAAGATGCGTTAGGCTCTGTATCAGTAGTACAAGACGCTGATACTATCTCGTTTATTGCAAGTAAAGCCTTGCATGGTGATTATGTTCACGTATTTAGTGACGGTACCAACTGGTATATAAACGGTATGTGTGCAGTTCAAGACGGAATGACTACAACTCAAGCTAGTTAGTCTATACTATAATTAGTAATTGAGTTTTGCTAAACTAGTCACAACGGCTAGTTTAGCTTTATTTTAACTAAAAGAGTGCTAATTATGACTGACGAAAAACAAATGCCTAAAAAAAGAGACCCTAAAAAGCTAAGCATGGCGGGTCTGAATAAAGACCTCGAACAATCTAACGAAGCGAATGCTCAAAAATTCGACAAGCTAGAAGACACAGTAAACAGTTTAGCCGCTGACTTGAAAGAAGGTATGGGCGATGTGCTAAAAGCAATTAGCGCTAAAAATAACCCCGTACAAATCACCAAAGATGGTGCTCACTCTGAAGACGTCTACTTAAAAGAAGATTTAATAGATATCGAATTTAAGAAAGACGGCAACGTCCATGCAGACGTAGAGACTGTACGCCCTGGTATCACTTCCGTAGATAGTATGGAATTCATAGAAAAAGCCGAACAAATGGCCTTTGATAATGAAAACATCGAAATCATGGTAATGCCATCATCTTCGACGTATCCTGATCATACTTTCTTTGTTGGTGTTAATGGCATTCAACGCTTAATCGTCCGTGGTCAAAAACAATGGCTACCTAGACGCTATGTTGAAGTACTACTACGCGCTAAGGTCTCTACTTATGGTAACTTCGAAACGCGTAACGCAACTACTAACGAGTTAGAAGTTAAAAACCCCGAAACAAAATCACATCGTTACCCTTTACAAATTCTAACGGATAAAAGCCCGTTAGGTGCTAAATGGTTAAACCGTGTGACGAACGATACAAGGTGTTAAATTTATGTCAACGTATCTACAACTTTGCCAAGATGTAGCCCGCGAATGTGGTGTAGCCGGTGGTGCTGACGCAACACCTCGCCCACTTACAGTAGTCGGACAAGCAGGTGAATATAATCGTATAGTTAATTGGGTAGCTGACGCCTACGAAGAAATTCAAGGGTCTGAAAATTTCAGGTGGCTACGTAAAAGCTTTACTGTAGATACTGTAGATGGTACAGACACCTACGCATTTGGTGACTGTACCGACGTTGACGATGCGGCTGTAATAAGCCGTTTCAAAACGTGGCACTTAAATGACCCAAGAAACCCGCCTAAAATATATTTGACGGCTACAGGTGTAAGCGCTCAGGTTTTATTAACCTGGACCCCTTGGGACAATTTCGAATATTTGTATAAGACAGGTTCTTTACAAACTCAAACATCACAACCAGTTCATATAACCGTTAACCCTAAAGATGAAATTCAATTAGGGATAACGCCTAACGACGTTTACACGCTAACAGGCGATTATCATAAGTCGGCACAAATACTAGCCGCCGATAGCGATACGCCAGAAATGCCCGAAGCGTATCACAAGCTAATCATGTAT